AATGCAGGTTTCAATGCCAAGTAATAAAATAATGTAGTTAATAAAAATGTTACAATATTTAAGTATGAATTTGCCATATAGATAATATGTATAATTTAATTTATAATTTTAACTATAAATATTATGAATTTCGAAGAACCAGCTAAACCTTTATTAACTGAACCAGGAGTAAAATATTTTTTAAACCAAGCACTAAAACAATCACATATAATTAGAGAGAATTTTCATAATATGGTTTTTAATATTGGTATGTTCATTTTCTTTTTATTGATTTTAGGAGGTATACTTGTTTATAAATATAAAGGAAGATTAACGCCAGTTGAAATTGCGCAAAAAAATAAAGAGAAACATCAATACATTTTAGAGAGAATAAAAAATTTTCAAATTGCAAAACAAAGAGCTCATCAAGAATTGATTACAGGATTACCCCATTGGGAAAATGAATATAATATAATTCATTCACGTCCTGGATTTTAAAATATATTATTAGATATTATATATAATGTCAAGTCAAGAAATACCAAGTCCAAAAGATGCATTAAATGAATATTTTAAATTAAAAAGTAAATTTGAAAATGATTTTAATGTATATAAAAAGAAGATAATAAATAATCCAACACTAAGTAAAAGAGAGAAACGCTCTGAATTTCTTAAGTTAAAACCGAAATGTGTTAATTGTAAGCGCCCATCAAAAAAGGGAACAATTTTTTCAATTGTTTATAATCCTGATACTGATAAATCATCTGCATATAGAAAATTTAGTGCATCGTGTGGAGATTTAGCAGATCCTTGTAATCTTGATATCCAAATTCTTTTAGGTGAAACAGAACCTGTTGATAAATTAATGAATAATATAAGAGAAGAAATTAAAGAATATAAAAATAAAATTATTGATGAAAAAAATAAATTATTATTTGGACTTATAACAACTGAAAAAGCATTAGAAAATTTTGATTTAAATAAGGGTTATATAAGTGATTTAACATCAATTTATGAAATGTATTTAGATAACTGGAATAAAATGATAGAAAATCCAGATAAAAAAATAGAATTAGATGATGCACTTGTATTGTCTTATGAAAATATCAATAAAATTAAAGATTGTATTAAAAAAATGAATGAAAATGATGATGCACAATTTGCAGTAGATGCAGCAAATATTTATTTTACAACTTTGAAACCACTCTTAGACAAAATTAGGCATCTAAAATATAGCGAAAATATTGTTTATCATGATGATTATACTAATAATTGTAAATTAATTCAAAGACCCTATACTGATTTAGATATGGGTATTAGTGGATTTGCTGATAAAGTAATAAAATATAATGTTGGTATGCAAGCTAAAGTTGCTAAAAAGAAAAAATCAGGACTTTTAATTGTTGATTCTGACGATGAATTAGACCAGAGTGATTCTTCGGAAAAGAAAGAGTTAACAATAAAAATTAAAGCGCCCGGCAAACCAAATCCAACAGGTGAGATACCTCAAGATGAACCAATTATTGGCCAAGGTAATGATGGAATAGATTGGCATTTGGAAGAATATAAGAAGTTATGGTCTAAATTACCACCAAAGTTAAAAACAGAATTCAAACTAAATATAGACTGGATGAAAGATTTTATGCATACTTGTTTGAATGAAGCTAAAAAAGGCGGTCCACAATTTAATGGTTGTAGATTACCCGCTCCTCCAAATTTAATAATTCCACCAAAACAATTACCAAACGGACAGTATGATTTCGGAGTTTCAATTTATAATACAGCATTTAATAAATTAGGAAAATCTCTCCAGCAAACTTATTTAAGTTTTTATAAGGAAGACCCAACAACCAAAGTGAAAAATTATAATATGTTAATAGATGCAATGAATAGATTAGTTGAACAAGAAGTAGATTTTGGTAGAGGTTTTTTCTAATCTAATTATATGATATTAAATTATATTTCTATTCCAATATTTTTAATAAGTTTTGCAGTAGGTCTTTTTTTTATTTATGTGTTAGGACCTGAAATGAAAACAATTTACATTTATCCAAGTCCAGAAAATGTAGACAAAGTTTTATTTAAAGATAAAGCTGAAAATTGTTTTTATTTCGATGAAAGAATAGTAGACTGTCCAAAAGATGAAAGTCAAATATCTAAAATTCCAATACAAAGTTAAGAAAAAAGATTTACTATTAATATAATATAAATGCAAATCCATTTTGGCAAATTTTTACATAGTGAAAGAGGAAAAATAATTATGTCAATTCTACTTGGTTTTGGTTTAGCCTCTTTGTTTAGAACTGTTTGTAAAGACCAGAATTGTCTTATTTTTCATGCTCCCCCTTTAGATGAATTTAAGGATAAAATTTATAAAAACAATGGTAAATGTGTAAAATATGTACCTGTAGCAACCAAATGTTCTTTAAATGCAAAAATAGTTACATTTGAATAATATCCATATTTCTTAAAGGTTAACTTAAAGATGTATATTTGCGTAATTATTGTAAGCAATCATTCTTTACAATAATTATGAGTGAAGCAACTAGCATTTTAGATTTACCAACTGATCCTGTCGGTGGTGGAAGTGTAGGTGGAAATATTACTATGAAAGCACAAGAAACCATTCAGCAACAAATGCAACAATCATCTGGGGCGCCATCAGCAGGAATGACGCTTGACCAAACCACTATTAGCCAAATTGTAAATGGATTACAACAAGCAACATTAGCTGGCGCTACACAGTTACCGTCTAGAGATATACCAATGAATACATCTGGCTTGAGTGCTGACCCACAAGTTATGCCAAATTATGTCCCACCACCTCCTCCTCAACATGCTGATTATATTAAAAATTATGAACAGACCTCAGATATGGTAAATAATTATAATCGTGGTAAACAAATCAATAATTCATTAGATGATATGTATAATGAAATTCAAACTCCATTATTATTAGCCGTTTTATATTTCTTATTCCAATTACCATTCTTCAAGAAGTTTTTGTTCAATTATTTGCCATTTTTATTCTCCAATGATGGAAATTATAATTTGAATGGATTTCTTTTTATAAGTGTAACGTTTGGTATGTTATTTCACTTTCTTATGAAAACTACTACATATTTTAGTGCGTTCTAGAGAGAATATTTTAATTTATATAACTAAATAATTTAAATAGAATAGCATAAATTATTTAGTTAAAATGCCCCCAACAACCTTTATGGATTCAATTGATTCTACTACATCACATGTAACTAGAATGATATTATTTAATCATATTAAAACAGGCGATCCAATAATTGATACATTTTTAACCACTTTTATTTTAGGCTGTTTTAGTTGGATAGTAACATGCCTTTACGAAAGTGGAATTGATAGATATTTTACTAATTTTTCATTTGATGATGTAAAAACGTATTTTTATAAAAAAAATTCCATTGTTATTGAAGGTAAGAGAAGTTCTACTATTTCCAGTTATAATAGTTCATTATGTGTTTGCTCTGCATATAGTGACAGATTCAAAGCTTTATGGAATTATATTATTAATAATATAGAGAAAAACAATACTATTTACAAAATTAAAGAAAATCATTCGAACTTTCAGTCTTCAAATAGGTTTGATACAAGAAAAAATTATGATATGTTTATGGTGTATCAAAATAAACATTTTGAGATAGATAGCGATATTTATGTTAAAGCTGATATTGAAATTGAAAATGATAGCAATGAAAAAGAGAAGACAAATATTAAGACTGACAAAATAACTATTACGGTTTATTCATTTAAATATTCATTATCTTATTTGAAAAAATATATCGATGACATTACTGAGAAATATTTGTCATCTATTAAGGAGACACGACAAAATAAGCGATTTATTTATTTCTTAGATAAAACGGAATTTAATACTGATGAAGAAAGTAAGCTTGATTGTTGGAGGGAAGATTTGTTTGAAAGTGCTAGAACATTTAACAATATCTTTTTTGATGGTAAGAAACAATTAATAGAAAAGATTGACTTTTTTTTACAGAATAAGAGTTGGTATTATGAAAAGGGTATTCCATATTCTCTGGGAATTGGTCTTCATGGTCCACCTGGAACGGGTAAAACATCTTTCATTAAAGCTCTTGCAAACTATACTAATAGACATATTGTCGTAATCTCTTTAAAAACTATTAAGACTAAGCAACAACTAGAAAAATTCTTCTTTGAAAATACATACAATGATGATAATGAAGATAACACTATTACATGGGATAAGAAGATTTTAGTGTTTGAAGATATTGATTGTATTGGCGATATAATTTTAGACAGAAGTACTAAATTTACCGAGCGAAAGACACGTTCAAGAAAGAAGTCTCCGTTTGATAAATCGTCTGAAAAAGCAGGTGAAATGAAAATTGGAGAAATTTTACAAGCAGTATGCGATTTAAATGAAACTGGAACAACTACAGTATCAGCATTAACTAAAGAACAACCTATTACATTAGACGATATTTTAAACTTATGGGATGGAATTAGAGAGACACCAGGTAGAATTTTAATTATATCATCAAATCATTATGATAAATTAGACCCTGCTTTAATTAGACCAGGAAGAATAGATATTACACATGAGTTAAGTAATGCAAGTCATAATACTATATCCGAAATTTACTTACATTTATTTGGAAATAAGATTGACAATAATAAATTAACAAAGGTGAAAGAATATTTTTATTCTCCAGCTGAACTAATAAATATATATGTAAGTAATAAAAATGAAATAGATTTTATGGATAGACTTTTAAAAAATTCAAAAGTATAAATTAAATTAGATTGAATATTTAATAAAAATTTTGCGTTTTACAATTAAACTGTATTTAAATACTTATAATAATAATGATAGATGAATATGTTAATAAATTAATTGAAAATTTACCAGATGATTCAAAAAATTTACAAAGACTAGATTTAGTTTTAGATGGTGGATTATTTAATGGAAGTTATTTAATAGGTGCACTTTATTTTATTAAGGAGATGGAGAGAAGAAAATATGTAAAAATTGAAAGAATTTCTGGATGTAGTATTGGTTCGGTTGTTGCTTTTTTATATTTTATTGATGCACTTGATTTAATGCCAAAATTGTATGATATAGTTAAGAATGATTTTAAAAACAATTTTTCTTTAAATTCGATTAAAACTCTTAAACTTTATTTGCAAGATAGAATTCCTGATGATATATGCAGTAAGATTAACGGACGTTTATTTATTTGTTATAATAATATAAAAAATAGAAAAAAAGTTATAAAATCAAACTACAAAAATGTTGATGACATAATAGGTACTATTATAAAATCTTGTTATGTACCATTTTTGATTGATAATAACATGTTATATAAAAATAAATATATTGATGGAATGAATGCATATATTTTTAAGAGAGAACCAAATAAAAAAATATTACATATGGAATTATTTGGTTATGATAAGTTAATATATTGTTTAAACATTAAAAATGAGAAAAGTAATTTTCATAGAATTTTAACAGGACTTTTAGATATACACAGTTTTTATATTAAAAAATGTAATACATCTATGTGTAGTTTTGTAGAAGATTGGAATATGATTAATAAATGCACTTATAATGCAAAATTAGTATTTGAATTAATAATAATAAATGTTTTATATTTTGTAAACTACATAAAAAAATATCTACCAGAGGATATTAAGGATAATATTTTTATTAAAATAGGTAGTAAAATTTCATTTGATATATTTAGTATAATAATGGATACTTATTGTTTATAAGTTTAAAATAAAAATTGTAAATATTAATAGAATTTAAATGGATGCTATTGATATTACAGACTCAGCATTTTCTTTAGATATTCCTAATACAAATGAGATTATTACTATGGATGGTGGCCTGAAAGATTATACTATGTTTATTTATATTGGCGCCGCTATTTTGGTTGCATTTATTGGTATGTTTGTTTACAAATTTTACATGAATAAGAAAGTAAATGAAAATCAAGAACTAGATTGTGAAGGTGGATTTTGTACAATGGGTAATAAACCTCCTTCTGCAAGTCATATTTAACCAAAAGGTATCTTCGATTTAATAAATAGCTTTTTTGTTTTTTCTGGTCTTTTTTGAACCATAAAAATTCAAAAATCCACTCTTTTTTGTTTGTTTTCTCTTTCTCTTAATCTTTTTACTCATTTTTCTCTCTTCTTTACTGGTTTTTATATCATCTGGTTTATAACTTAAAAACCATTCCTCGAATTGTTTTTTATTATTGGTTTTTTTAAACTCCTTATATTTTGCTGCCTTTTCGGCCTTCATTTCTTCGACTGATTCTTGATGACCATAACAAGTAATACTAAAGCGTTTTAGTAAACCTTTTTGTGCTAATCTATTTTTCTGTTGAACGTCAAATAAAAATTTTGACATACAAAGTATTCTATCAATAAACTGATTATAATATGGTTTATTTGCATATAAAAATGCTAAATAAAAACTTAACATAGTATCAATAGTTGCTACTTTAACTTTCTTACCACCCATCATTAATACATTATAACTATGACATCCAATTGGTTTATAGATAAATAGAATTGAATCTTTGCCTATTTTAACTTCATAATGTTCAGGAACAATCTCTCCAACTGCTTGTTGTTTTAGTATTTTTACATCTTTAATACCATTATCATCTAATCTTTCTTTAATGACTTCTGCAGTAGTTTCAGGATTATTTGATAATACATCAAAATCTGCAACTTTTTCCAATTTTTTTCGCAAATTAGCTGGCATATATTGTGAATAAAGTGTGTTAGCAAAACCACCGAAAAATACAACACCCTGATTAATTAATGTATTTTTAACTGTTTCGAAAATTTTATCCTCATTCTCTCTATTTTCCATTTCACGTTGAAAATCTATATTATTGCAGTCGATATCTGTTATAGGATAATTTTTATTTAAAAGTGTGAGGCGTTTTAATACCTTTTCCCATCTACTTATATCACCTGCTGGTCTTGATAATTCTAAATACATAGACATTCTTAAAAAATTTGGTGGTGCGTATAAAATTCCTCCTACGCTTATAGAATCCTCTTTAAGCGCACTAAATATTTCTTTTGGCAAATAAGTTATGTCAGCAACTGCCATATAATTAACAAAAACTTTATATGTTCCATGATGCTGTCCTGATTTAGCTTCAACATCAATAAATCCTTTTTTATAGTAAATATCAGCTAATTCTTTTGCATCTTCCAATGCATTTTGAGAGAAAAAATCATAGTCAGGGATTTCAACATCTTTATTATAAAATCTGTCTTCTTCTGGTAATATATTATTGATTGCTGTTCCACCATAACATATTTCTTTTTTTCGTTTAATAAATTCTTCAACAATATCAATAATTTTTTGAACGTCTTCTGAATTTACGATACGTTTTCCCATTTTTTCTTCAGCTTGGTCAACTGCCATACGCAAGATTGCTAATTCACAATCTGCAAATGATAGATCTTTACAATTATTTTTATCTTTTGGCATTCCTATATTATTCAATTAAAATAAAATTGAATAATAAAATAATTTATTATAAATTTAATAAACAACTAAATTATTAGATATGACAAGTATTGAAGAAAAAACACAGGGAATTACTGTTCCAGGCATAGCTCGTAGAATTAGACACGAATTGAATAATATGAAAAAAAATGGTATCTTTTGCAGTGATGAAGATGTCACTATAACAAAATATTATGAACGAGATTTTTATATAATTCTAAAAAATTTAAAAGATAATCGTTTATATAAATTTATTATTCCACCTAATTATCCATTTACAGCTCCTAGATTAGAATTAAATAATAAACCATACTCATATTATGTTAAATTTAACTCTAATAAATTTAGAGAGCTATTTAGTAAATATAAAGGAGATAGATGTTTTTGTTGTGAGACTATATTGTGTGCAGATAATTGGGGTCCTCAACTTACATTAAATAGAATAATGGATGAAGTAGACTTATTTCATAAGGAATGCCGAGAAATTGCTGATAGAGTAATTGTTAATGTGATTAAACGTAAATATTTAATAGATGATGTAAATATTTTAGAGTGGCTTTATTAAACAGAAGACATGTTAAAAATTGTTTTATATTCTAATAAGCTACCATATATATTCATTAAATAGCTTAATTTTAAACTTGTTTTTTCATCATGATTTTTTTCCATTTCTTCGGTGGTAAGAGAAATATCTTCTTCAGTAATTCGTAGTATTGTAGTTAAAAACTTGTAAAACAGTTCTCTGTTCTCTTTGTATTTATAAGATGAAATATTTAACATACATTTATTTAATACATAAATAGTCTGTTCTGCTTGATTCATTTTACTCATTATCTCAAGGTCTGGCTTGTCAAGTTCTTTTTGTATATATTCCCTCATCTGTTCATGAATATCTCGTTCTTCATCGGTTAATTCAATTTTGGTAAAATAATCTTCATCATCTTCATAATCTTCTTCATTTTTATTCTCTTTATCTTCTTCTTCATTTTCTTCATTCTTATCTACAGTTTTCATTCTTTTTAAACATTCAAAAACCTCAATATTTGACGGAGCAACATATTTCCATTTACCGTTAATAAATATTACTGCATCCCAAGGTGAATTATCCATATAATATTCATCAAAATAATTCTTCCAGAAATTTTTAATATCGTCTACGGTTTCAATATCATTATCGCCAGTTCTATCATAAATAAATTCGGCTGCCTTCTCAACAAAAAAAGTATCGAGTAAATTTTCAACAATTGTTCCAAAATCTTGAAGTAAAAATGGTCTCTTATAATCAGGATGAGCTTCTGATATAACGTATGGTATTTTAGTAGTCATAATATATAAATATGTATTGATATCTTTATATATTTATAATTTAATATTTTAGAATTTAAAACTATAATAATCGGTGGATGCAGATCGAGTTGCATAAGAATAATCAGGATTTTGAGGTGTTGGAGCAGGAATAGTAACTGGTTCATATCTTAGGTCAGCAGGTTTCAATGCAAATGCATAACCAGCTCTATCAAAGAACAAAGCATTTTCCATAAGGTAATTATCGACCAATTGATAACGCATAGCAACCATTTGACACCCACTAGCTCTACAAGTCATGCCACTTGGATTAGAAGGTGATGCACCAGAATCAGGTAATACGATTGTCATACCACGTCTGTTAAAGTCAGTAAGCTCATTAATATCAGGATTATTTTTAACACCATAAAAATCATATTCTCTCATAAAAATAGAATTACTTGTAATATTAACGTATTCTAATAGATCAATATTTTCTAAGAAAGCTGTATTAGTCCTATCCATAATTAATATGACTTTATTTTGTAATTGTAACAAAGGAACATTTCCTAAATTTTTTCCCTCTGATTCATAACTATAGTTCATACCTAACATAATATCATTGTTTGATTTAAAAATATCAGCCAATTTTGAATACATGGTTTGATTATTACTTTTGCATCTTAAATGAATTAATAATGGGTCAGTTGGATTTGGACATGTGCCACCTGAAAAAGCATAATTTCTAATTGTATCCATAACGCTTCCAAAATTTACAGAATTAAATGTTTCTTTAACGTAATAACTATCAGAAGTACTAGTAGCAACTACTGGTTGGTCATTTACAGAATAAATTTCGAAGTCTAAACATCTAACACCTTGTTTTATAACAGCTTTAAGATTACACAAATCAACAAAATTATTCTTATATGAACCTCCTGAACAGGCATTATAAGCAGTTTTAATATAATAATCATATAAATTACCACTGCAGTCAGGATCACCAGAATTAATAGGTCTTATATTACCATCGACACTTGAATATAAATTATTCATATAATCACATTCAGCATTTTGAAGTCTAGAAAGGTAAATTAAATACCCAATAAAAATTATTAAAATTATAAAAATAAATGCCATAATCATATAACTTTGAAAATCTTCATCCATATTTTGTATAATTCTTAAATAATCACCTGTATTTGTTGTTGACATTACTAATATAATATATTATTTTTAATTTTTAGAATTAATAATTAAATATGATGAAATTAATAATTAAAAAATAATGATTATATATACCAGATATGGCAGGCGGCTTAATGAATTTAGTATCTCAAGGTCAACAAAATGTAATATTAAATGGAAATCCTCAAAAAAGTTTTTGGAAAGCTACTTATAAAAAGTATACAAATTATGGTAAACAAAATTTTCGTTTGGACCATGAGGGAACACCACTTTTGAATTTAACAGCAGAATCTACATTTACTTTTAAGGTAAAAAGATATGCTGACCTTCTTATGGACTGTTATATTTGCATAACATTACCAAATATATGGTCACCAATTATGCCACCACAAGCATACCAACAAAATGATGGGACAACTGCTTATTCAGATTGGGCTCCATATGAATTTCAATGGATAAAAAATTTGGGTGCTCAAATTATCCAAAAAGTAACTATTAATTGTGGCAATCAACAATTACAACAATATTCGGGACAGTATATTTTGGCTTCAGCCCAGAGGGATTTTAGTGGTAAAAAATTAGAGCTTTTTGATGAAATGATTGGCAATGTTCCTGAATTAAACGACCCGGCAAATGTAGAACCTCGTGTAAATGCATATCCAAATGCTTATTATACAACAAGTGCTGCAGGAGCCCAACCTTCTATTATGGGAAGAACATTATGGATTCCTTTAGGAGCGTGGTTTAATTTATCATCATATCAGGCTTTTCCTTTAGTAGCATTACAATATAACGAGTTATGGATAAATGTGACATTTAGACCTATAAATGAATGGTTTACAATTCGTGATGTTATGGATTATACAAATAATTTTCCCGTTGTAGCCCCAAATTTTAATCAATATTATATGCAGTTCTACAGATTTTTACAAACCCCACCGGATGAAGAATTGGGTCCTACATCTTATGTAGATACACGAACAAACTGGGCAGCAGATATTAATTTAAATTGTACCTATTGTTTTCTCTCTGATGATGAGTCGACATTATTTGCCAAAAATGAACAAAAATATTTGATTAAACAGGTGTATGAAAAACCATTCTACAATATAACAGGTCAAAATAGAATTGATTTGGATTCATTAGGAATGGTGATAAGCTGGATGTTTTATTTTCAAAGAAGTGATGTAAATTTAAGGAATCAATGGTCGAACTATACAAATTGGCCTTATGAATATATGCCACAAGATATAGCTCCTGCACCAACAGCAGGTGATTTTCCAAATCCTAATCCTGCACCTCCACCGGTACCGCCTTTATTAGGACCAGGTTTAAATCCGGATGGTACATTGTCTGGTTTATATACGACTGGTGTTTATAATCCACAAAATATTAAATTAATTTTGGTAGCAATGGGAATACTACTTGATGGCCAATATAGAGAGAATATTTTGCCAGCTGGTGTCTACAATTTTGTAGAGAAATATGTAAGAACAGCTGGTTTTGCACCTCCAGGCCTTTATTGTTATAATTTCTGTTTAAATACCGATCCTTTTTCTCTACAGCCATCAGGTGCAATGAATATGAGTCGTTTTACAAATATTCAGTTAGAATTTTCAACGATATCTCCTCCAGCAGACCCATATGCACAAGTATTGACTATTTGCGATCCAAATACAGGTGATATAGTAGGAATTAATAAGCCAACTTGGAGAATTTATGGTTACAACTATAACATGTATTTAATGGAAGAGAGAGTGAATATGGTAATATTTGTTGGTGGAAATGCAGGTTTATTATATGCAACTTAATAATTATACTATTTAAGTAATAAATATTATAATTTATCTAGGTGTTTGAGGTGCGTTATAATCAGCTAAATCTAGGTCGTGTCCTTCAACAAATTCTGGAGGTAGTTCGGAATTCATAATAACATTAATAGGGTCGCTAGCAGAATTATCATATAATGGTATCTTTTCTCCATTTACGACTATATGTCTAATTTTAATATCAGGATTAGCTAATTTTTTACCTTTCCAATATAGAGTAAATGAGCCAGGTTCAAGTCCCACTCTTTCTTGGACAAATTGTTGAATATCTCTAACAGTTCCAGAAACAACCATGCTATCTCTTCCTTGTCCTGTTCTCTCAAACACTTCTGGCATTAATAATGTTTGTCCACTAGGCATTTTAACTCGCAAATGCCAATGAGGAGTGCCTTCATTATCGTGACCTCCAATACGCTTTCTTCTACAACGTCTATTTTTTCTAGTTCTTTTTTTTAAGTTCTTGCGATATTTACGAGTTCTATACTTCATATAAATAGACTATAAAAAAATTCCTCCATATGGTTCTTTAAGTAGTTTTAAATAATATATATTTTAGATACTTAAAGAGGCTATACTACATAATGAAGGAAAATTCGTGATTTTCATAAAAAAAGGCCAAAAAAACTTCACTACATATGTAGGAAAATTCTCAAAAATCCTTCTGGGAAAGTTTTTTTGAAATTTGAAAATGGACATTTATTTTTGTCCATTTTTTGATTGCCGAAAACGTCCTTACTGACGAAAAAATTTATTACGATAATTAAAATTTATCGTCACAATTTAAACGATGAAAAATTTTTTTATTACGATATTTTTTTTTAAAAAAAAGGACTTAAAAAATTTTCTATGGATTACTTATGGATGACTTGGATGACCAAATTGAGCAAAAAACGAGCCAGCATTTTTCATGCATTTTTTGTGACTATTCAACGTGTAAAAAGACAAACTATGACAGACACATTTTAACCGATAAACACCAACGGATGACCAAGTCATCCAAAATGGATGACCAAAACGAGCAAAACGAGCAAAACGAGCAAAATGTAAAATTTAAATGCATATGTGGTAACATTTATAAATTTAAACAAGGACTATCAAAGCATAAGAAAACATGCTCACAAAATAATAATATAGACAATAAAACTGACATTAAAATGCTAACTAATTTAGTGCTCGAAGTTGTCAAACAAAATAAAGAGCTAGTCATGCAAAATAGTGAGACTCATAAACATAATCAAGAGCTAACCAGTAAGATTGTTGAAATATGTAAAGCCGGAACTACCAACAATACACTAATTAATAATACTAACAATAACAATACATTCAACTTAAATGTTTTCTTAAACGAGAAATGCAAAGACGCCATGAATATTATGGATTTTGTTGATTCACTCCAGTTACAACTTTCAGATTTAGAAGATATCGGCAAACTTGGCTTCGTAGAAGGTATATCTAATATCATAGTCAAAAATTTAAAGGCACTCGATGTTACAGAAAGACCGATACATTGTGCTGACAAAAAGAGAGAAATAATTTATGTTAAAGATGAGGATAAATGGGAAAAAGAAGGTGACCAAAAATTAAAAATACGTAAGGCTATTAAAAGAGTAGCTACTAAAAATCAAAAATTACTTCCAAAATTCAAAGAAGCACACCCTGGATGCAACTATAGTGAATCAAAATATTCGGATCAGTATAGTAAAATTGTTATAGAAGCTATGAGAGATGATGATGTAGAAAAACAAGATAAAATTATTAAACGCATAGCAAAAGAAGTCGTAATTGATAAAATTAATAGTTAGATGGCAATGGTCCATCTCCAAGAAATTCACCAGTTATGCTGTACATTGGTGGATAATCTGGCATGTACTGTAATTGATTTGGTTTATAACGCTTATTAAACAAATCTTGACCTTCATCAAAAGTTTTTCTCCAAGTATCAACGCCAAAATTTGCTTGAGATGGCTTACCATATAACCTGTCAGTAATTATTGCCTTTTGAGTTCCATACCCGCTTGTTAAAGAAGAATATTGAGGAGTTACTCCAACTGTTAACTTGCCAGCATCATTGTCGCCAGGAACACATCCTTGTGCTTTTTTTCCAGACGGAGAAGAAGGTTGGCAACCTGGACAATCAATGTCGGTAAAACATTGCTGACCTGTTATAGCACATCTTGATATTGGTCCACAGAAATTTTGACAACTAATTGTATTAGTTAACGGCAAATCAACAGTATGACTAGTTTTACTAGATTCCTGAACAGGACCATTTGTAAAACATTCTACAACATAACCTTCAGCAGATAAATAGTCAATTGTCTTAAAAACTAAATATAATAAAATAAATACAATAACTATCCAAATAATATTATTAAATTTCATATATTATTTGGATATTAAATTTTATAATGTTTTTAAATTTAACGAATTATTTTATATCAATTTAATATAAGTAATGTCAGATACAACTA